GTCCCTGAGGGTTTCGATCACGATGGCCAGCAGCTCCTCGACATTGCCCCAGTCGCTGATCCGTTGACCATGGACCGATCGGTACACCGCGCTGGCCCGCTGCGAGTTGCGCAGGAAGGCCAGCAGAGTCCGGAGCCCGTAGCGGTCGGGGTAGTCGCCCAGGACGAACCCGGACGTCATCAGGTCAGCCTCCAGCGCGAGCCACGTATCCGACGGCATCGCCAGGAGGCCTGCTATTCCCCCAGATCGATGCCCGAGTGCTCGGCCCAGGCCTTGGAGAACTCGTTGAACTCGTCCATGTCGAGAGCATCGATGATCTTGAGCTGGTCCTTGGTCAGGTCCCGCTCGATCACGAAGTAGGCGATATCGACAGGGTTGTCGCGCCGATGGCGGCGCAGCTCCCCGGCGCTCTTGAACGGCTTGGCCAGGGAGGACACGGTGAACTCTTCACCGGAAGCGGTCGTGTAGGTGAACGGCTCGTCGGAACCTGCGCCCTGCGCAGTCTTCTGGTTGGGGAGGATGGCGGTCATGGTTGGGGGTTGATCCTCTCGGGGCACGCGGGTCGCGGGTAGATCCTGGCCTGGTGGCCCCCGCGTGAGACCACCAGGCAGGCCAGTAACTACGGGCCGACGACCGGGGCAGGCTCGGCATAGATGTAGACCGCCACGCCGTCCGCATCGGGCGCGGCCGCGATGGTGACGGGCAGCGTCACCGCACCCTGCCGGGTGAAGGTCATGTCACCCCGGTCGGTGACCTGGCCGTCCGGGATCACGATGCGCAGCGGCTTCTCCCCGTCGAGCATGTTGACCAGCCAGGCCTTTCGACCGGGCTCCGAAGTCGTCAGTCGGATCTCGATCTTCCCGGCGGTGTCGGTCACGTTGGCGTCGCCGAACGCGGCCTTGGCGCTGTCCGCGTTGATCTCCAGGAACGAGGTGGCCAGGGTGACATCGCTGGCGCTCTTGATCTTTCGGACCGTGTCGCCACCCCAGTCCTTGATGTCGTTCCAGGTCTGGGCGTCGGCCAGGGTGCAGCCGTCCTCGGTGATGTAGCCGCTGTCCACGAACGCGACGTCGGGCGGCGTGGCGGCATCGGTGGGCAGGGTGCTGCCCTTGGGGGCGGACATCACCGAACCGGTCACCCGGTCTGGTACGCCGACATACACGAGGTCGGAATTGATGGCCATTGTGGGACTTTCCTTTCTCAGGCGGGTGCGACCTCGGATGCCCGGATGGCAATGAGGAAGGTCTGGGTGTAGCGGTGCGGGTCGTGATCGGTCGGGTTCTGGTACGGGCCACTCAGCTCACCCACGGTGTAGACCGCATGGCCGGACAGGACTCTCCCCCAGGCATCGTTGAGGAGCCCACGGACCAGCCGCAGCAGTAGCAGCGCATCGGCGTTGTCGACGGACACCGCGTCCACGGTGATCTGTGCCGAGTCGGTGACCAGATCCCTGCGAGTGCCACCGGTACGGGTGACCACCAGGTAGCTGGTCGCGTCCTGGGGCGGCCGATCGGCCACCGGGACACCGGGAGGGACACCGTACTTGCGGATCTCGGTGTCCAGGTAGTCGATCACGAGCTGTTCGGCGTCCGGATCGATGATCATCGGGCGGCATCCAGCGCGCGCAGCAGATTGTGCTCCTCGGCCTCGCTGACCATGGCCTCGTAGGTCCACGTCCAGACGGCCGCTCGTTGGCGGTCTCGGCCCGCCTCGACAGCGCTCCTGTAGTGCGGTAGGCCACCGGCTGCGTCCCGCACTGCGGTGCTGCGTCTTTCGAGGTCGGCGTGGATGCCCGGGTCGGTCTTGAGGAACTTGATCACGTTCGGGTCGTTCCACTCGATCTTGCCGACCTTGACCTTGAGCCCGGCCGATGCCGAGCCGCCACCGGATACGAACCGTCCGGCGGAATCACGCCTAGGCGCCATGTGTCTCAGCCCTTCCAGGCCTCCAGGTGGAGCACCGTGTGCTGGAGCAGCCCCGGTGCCCAGTGCTCGGGCTGACCGGTGATGGCCAGGTAGCCGGGATAGCCAGGGACCGTGACTCGATCGAACGGGCCGACGCTTGTGCCCAGCGGCGCCCAGACTTTCCAGTCGCTGGAGATGCCGTCCCGGCCGACCCGGTCATCCGCGCCGCTCCCCGGCTGAACCGAGCAGCCAGGGACGGTGACCGTTTCGACCGGGTCCTGACTCCAGTCGGCCTGATCCACCCCGTGCACCCGGACCATCACCGGCCGTTCGATGGTGATGACCTGCCGGGCGATCAGCGCGGGCAGCCCGGCGGTCATCAGTTCCGCCCCGGCAGCCGGTACGCGTCCAGGATGTCCTTCTGCGAATCCGACAGCGCCGATGAGCCGATCCCGGTGACCGGGTCGGACGCCAGTGAGAGGCTGACGGAACCGACCGCCATCTGGCTGACCCCGGTCGGCGCGGCCAGCACCCGTCCGGCCAGGACACAGGTGAGCAGGGTCAGGTCCCCGACGTCGGCCATATCCCAGCCGTGCTGGAGTACCAGGTAGATCCCGCGCAGCCGCGAGGTCCACCGGGACGGCTTGCGCAGGAACCCAGCCGCCGACCACTCCAGCGTGTCCGTAGGCACGCTGACGCCAGCCTCGGTGAGGGATTGCACCGCGAGCACCCGCAGGCTCGGTAGCGGCTGATCTACGCCACCGCACCCGTCCAGCACGAGGTCCATCGTGAGGACGGGCGCGATGTGCCAGCCGCAGTAGCGGCGGATCTCGGTGGAGATCGCCATCAGCGTTGCATCGGCCGCCGGGGGTGCCTCGGAACCCATGAGCGCGGCAAGCTGATCGGCCGTGGCGAAGGGAGGCAGGTCAGTCGCCATCTCTGCCTCCTCTCCTCACTCGGCGGCCGTGAAGGTGAAATCAGCCGTCCCGCTGGCCCCGACCGCGCCGACCGGCACCACGCCCGGACCGGACGCCGTGGACGGCTTCACCACCGTGGTGATCTCGCTCTTGCTGACGTACGCGGTCGGCTCCTCGGCGCCGTTCCACAGGACCTTGGTGGCGTGGGTGAAGTTCTCACCCCGGACCCGCATCGTCACGTCCGCTCCTCCCACCACGGCCGTATCCGGGATGAGCACGGTCACCACAGATGCCGGACGGGTGGGGATCGGGAACGCATCGATATCAGCGTTCTGGACCTGATGCTGGATGCCGTTGATGTAGACCAGGCTGTCAGCCATCCTTGGCCCTCGCCGTCCGCGACTTGTTGGCCGGGACATGGGCTTTCGCCTCGGCCTCACCGCCGGCCTTGGTCGCGCCGACCTTCTCGGCCTCCTCGGCGGTGAGCATCACCGTGTGGGGCAGGCCGTTGAGCGTGACCGTGTACTCGCTGCGGTTCTCGCTCCCGGTCATCAGATCAGCGTCACCTTGACGAAGGCCAGCGGGATGTAGACCGCCAGCAGCAGCCGCTCCTCGGCCCGGATGGCGATCCGGTTGAAGCGGAAATCGTCAGCGTCGCTGTTGGTCGACTCCACCCGGACACCGCCCTTGCGGAACACCTGTCCACCGGCCTTGAACGCGCCGACCAGCGCAGTCTTGGGCGGGATGGCGGTCGTGGTGATGGTCCGCAGGCCCCACAGCGGCACCTGGGTCGTGTAGTTCGACCCGGCACCGTACGGTCCCTGGAACGGCCCACCGGCGAAGTACTGGCCGTTGAGATCCTTGGTCAGCCTGATGGCCTCGTAGTCCACCGGGTTCATCACGAGGGCATCGGCGGACAGGAACGTGGCGGTCTGGACCTTCGTCGCGGCCCGGTAGAGCGCATCCGCGTTGTCGGCGGCCGTGGCCGCTGCCTCGGTCTGGATCGCCCGTAGAGCAGACCCTGCTCCTCGGCCAGCGCCAACCGGAGTCGGAGCTGGCTGTTGATGATCGAGACCAGCGCGGGCACGTCTTCCGAGGTCTCGTCGGTGATCTTGACGATACCGGCCAGCTTCGCCAGGTTCTCCTGAGCGGTCGTGCCGCCGAAGTTGATGCCGGGCTTCTCGGTGTTCTCCGTGATCCAGCCGAAATCGCCAGTGACGGCAGTCTGCTGGTAGTAGGTCAGGCTGGTCCCGGAGAGGGTGCCCTGCGCGAACAGGTCAGCGACCGTGGGCCGTTCCAGCGGCAGCTCGACCCAGCCGCCGTACTGGACCTGGCCCAGGCCGGTGGACATCGACGGGGCGGGAGGAGCCTTGAACTCGGTGGTCGCGGCGGTGAACCGGGTGACGCCCTTCTTGGAGATCATCTCCTTGATGGCCGCCGACTTCGCGAAGTGGTCACCGAGAGTCAGTGCGGGCTTGCCCTCCTCGTTGGCGTCGCCGGTCCCGGCGAACTGGGCCTTGAACGACTCACCGGCCTGCCAGGCCTCGATCTTGGGCTGAATGTCGGTCTTGACCTCGTTGGCCTTGACCTGGATCGTGGCGGCCTCATCGCCAGTCAGGTCACGGTTCTCGCTCTTGGCCGACTCGATGATGGTCCGGATCTCCCCGACCAGCGCATCGCGGCGCTCGACAAGTGTTGGCATTACAGGATTCCTTCCGTGAGCGCCTTCACCGATTCAAGATGCGGGAAGGTCTTGGGCGCGCTGGGCTCCTCGGGCATCGCCGCATCCAGGACCTCCTGGAGCGCAGCGAGACCGCCAGCGATCGTGGACATTGCGTCCCTGATCTTGGTCTCGTTCTTGGCGGACAGGGTGCGACCGGCCTTCACCTCGGTGACGACCGCTCGGATGGGGACCTCCAATACGTGGGGGCGGAAGGTGGTCTCGATGGTCTGGGCAAGCTGGCCCTTGACGTCCAGGATCTCGGTCTCCTGGTTCGCGCCGATCGGCACGATGGAGACCTCGTGCAGCTTCAGCTCCTTGAGGTGGACCGCATCGTCGGCCTCTTCGTAGTCCAGAACGTCATAGGCGAAGGACATCTGGTTGACCCGCCGGGACTTGATCAGCCCGTAGGTGTATTTCGCCTCGGGGTTCTCCAGGTCCAGCTGCCCGGTGACCAGCAGGCCGGTGTCGTCCTGCGTCGCGTCCACCACGTGGCCGAGATTCATGAGCGGACTGGCGGATACCTGGTGCGACCAGTAGAGCGGGATCGGCCCGTCCTTGGACTGCCAGTCCTCCAACGTGTTCGTGAACGCGCCCGGGTCCACCACCTCACCGTAGGAATCGACGTTGCCGAACACGCTGGCGTAGGCCGTGAACTGCCCGGCCGTGCCCCCGGTGTCGGCGCCGGGATCGGCTGCCTTGATCGCTACCGTGATCGTCTTGGTGGGCATGGTCATCCTCCTGGCAGGACGTACAGACGTTGCTCTACGGCAGCGCTAGATGGCGTCTCGGTGGGTGTCTGGGGGCTGGGCTGGCCGCCGACCGTCACGTTGAGCGGGGTGATCAGCTCGTCGGCGCCGGTGGCCGGGTCATCGATGGCGGGCAGGTTGAACCGGCTGCGCCCCTCGTTCGCGGTCATGATCGGTCGGCCGACCATCGTGCTCATCACGCTGGCCTGCTCCTCGAACGATCCCTGGAGCTTCTCGGCGATGTTGAACTCGACATACGTGTCAGGGCTCTCACCGATCCAGGGCAGCAGGAACGTGTTGATCCGAGCCTCCAGCGCGGCCAGGATCGGCCCGAGCGTGTCCCCGTACAGCATCCGGCGGAACTCTCGAACGTTGGAGTAGTTGGCATTGTCGAGCAGGCCGACCATGACCGGGTTGACGTGGTACACGCTGGCCACGGTCTGGAGGTTGAGCTTGGCGGCCTCCACGAACTGGTCCTCGTGGGCCGAGAACCCGATCCGGGTCAGCTTCATCCCGTCTTCCAAGATGGGAGTGCCACCGGCCTTGGGACCGTCGCGCCCGGTCCAGGTGCTCTGCCAGTCGGCCCGGAACTGCTGGGCGGCCTCCTCGTTCCAGGCCGGGGCATCCACCGGACGCTCCAGCACGGCACCGACCCGTCCGCCACGCCGCCAGATCTGCTGGCGGTACGACATCGCCTCCATCTGCTCGGCCAGGATCAGCTTGAGCGTCCCGACCGGGCTGGAGCCGGTAGTCAGCGCGCACGGGTCCCAGCCGTGGAAGTGCAGAACCTTGTCGGCGGCCAGCTCGACCGTCTCGCCGTTCGGCTTGCGCACGTAGTACCGCTGGATGGCCAGCGGGTCATCCGTGTAGGGCGTGACCCAGTCGGCCGGGAGCGGCAGAATCCGCCAGTCCCCGTTGGCATCCTGGGTCGGCATCCAGTAGGCGTTGTCGTACAGGGCCAGGTCGGACACGAGCGCCACGATCAGCTCGTAGAACGTCTTGGTCCCGTTGGGCATCCGGACGATCTCGGCCATCGGGCCGTCCCGCAGCCGGGATCGGTCGTTGTCCGGTCCCCGGGTGAACACCTGGAGGGCCAACTGGGCCACGTTTCTGGCGAGGAAGTCCACCACGGTGCGCAGGTAGGGCTGGGTCCGCCACAGGTGGGACGGGGTGTACTCCATCACCTCGGACCAGGCGCCGTCCGACCAGTGCTGTGTCCCCGGCAGGTATCCCGCGTCCACCCCGCCCCAGTACGGGGTGAGGCTCCAGCCGGTCGGGCTGACCGGCGTGGGGGTATTGCTGGACGGCCGGATGTTGAGCCACTGCGCGAGGGTCGAAAGCCATGGCGCGGCCATCACATCACCACCAATCCACGGTTGTTGTAGGCGGACACGGGCTTCGGCTTGCTCGTCAGTCGGGCGTCGATGGCGAAGAACAGGGCGGGCATCCCGTCGATGCGGATGTGCGACCTGGCCCGGTCGGGCTTGACCGGGCGCAGCCGGTCCGGGTCGTCCCGTGGCCGTTTCGCGTCGAGGTTGTCGGCCATCCAGCGGGACACCGGGTTTCCGCCATGGGAGATCTCGCCGGCCTTGAGCAGCCGCATGAACTCCGACATCGGGCCGGTCATCTGCTGGTAGGTCGTCCCGGACTCGATCATCTCGATACCGGTGTCGGCCTCAACCCTCTGGCGGACCGGCTCCCCGGACCAGCGGTCGTAGGTGATCCGCTCGATGGCGAAGGCCTCAGCGTCGGCATCGATCTGCGCATAGATGCTCTCGTAGTCGATGGTGTCCCCGTCCGTGGCGGTGATCCAACCCGCGCGGACCCAACGGGCGAACGCCCCGTCGGTGGGCACGCTGATCGTGTCCACGACCGCTTCGGGTATCCAGTAGCGCCACAGGACTTCGCCGCTTTCGAACAGCAGGCACCAGGCGGTCATGTCCAGCTTGGACGAGAGGTCCAGCCCGGCCCAGCAACGCTGACCGCGCAGCTTGGGCAGCCAGTAGTCCGGGCTCGGTAGCACCTCACCCGTGCAGTCGTCCCACAGATCCAGCGGGATGTACCGCTCGACCTGCTGAACCCGCTGGTTTACCTGGAACTGTCGGAACCCGTTCTCGGCCTCGGGGTTCTCCCGGGCGTCGGCGGCCTGGCGGCGCATGGCCTCCCGGCTCTTGAAGCGGTCCAGCCCGGGGTTGGGCCACCGCCAATTGGCCTCATCCCAGACGTCGGTGCTGACCGGTAGATCCGGGTGGCCCGGGAACAGCCTTCTGAGCCGCTCGATGCCCTCGTCGGTGCTCGGGAGCTTGCGGACGAACGCGAAGATGTGCGGCGACCGTTCCGGGTGCTCCTGGACCCGCTCCGCCTCATCGATCATCCCGGCGCCGAACGACTCGGAATCGTTGGTCTCGGTGGTGGTCGTGAACATCAGCTCCTGGGTCCGGGCGCCCACGGCCGTACTCATCGCGGTCCACAGCTTGCCGTCCGGCTGGCTCAGGACCTCATCGAGGTGAAAGCTGTGCGGGTTGTGGCCCAGCTCGCCCACCGCATCGGCGGTGAGGATCTCGTACAGGCTGGCGTGCTTCTCGTCCACCAGCCGCCGGGCGTTGCGAATGTGCTTGATCCGCTGGGTGAGCGGCTTGGAAAGCTGGACCATCCGCAGCGCGGGCTCGAAGGTCTTGCCGGCCTGCTTCGTATCCTTGGCCGCGCTGTAGACCTCGGCCGCCTCCTCATCGTCACCGATCAGCAGGTAGAGCTGCATCCCGGCGGCCAGCTCGGACTTGCCGTTCTTGCGGGCCATGACGATGTGGGCCACCCGGTAGCGGCGCACGTAGCGGTCGTGTTCACCCGACCAGACCACCTCACCGAAGATGGGCCGGATGATCTCGTACTCCTGCCAGTCCTCCAGCACGAATGGCGTCCTCGCCAACGCGCCGCGCGTGTGTTGCAGCAGCTCCGCAAAGAAAGCCACCACCTTGTCGGCGCGCGGCGCACAGTAGTGCGCACCCTTGCGGGCACAGACATCACCTCGGAACGCGAAGTTGCACTGGCGGCCTCGCCGGTCGCGGGGACGCCAGCGGGTCTGCGGATCTGCGACGATGCCGGTCACCTTGCGCATCCGACACCTCCAACGGTCGTTCGGTTATCCACCCACCCGTTGGTAGTACAGGTCTGTCGAGTCGGACGCGTGCGCCGTTCCGGCCCAGGTGTAGTCGTCGAACGGCAGGTTGTCGGCCGATGCCCCGTCGAACCAGGTCATCGGTGGGGCGGCATCAATGTCGGCCTCGGTCGCAAACATCTCCATCACCCCGCCGGTGACGTCCAGCGACTCGCCCACCGTGATCGGCTCGGTCGGGATGTAGGCGAAGGGCAGGACGGTCGTCACCTCGACATCGGGAACCACGTAGTACTTGGGCGTCTGGTGCCACTGCCAGACGTTGCCCAGGCACTGGATGGTCGGGCTGGAGACGTAGAGCTGCGCGGCGGACGGGCGGCTCATCGCCAGCCGGGCGTTGATCGAGTGCGCGGCGGACGGGCGGCACCACAGGCCCATCCGGACCCAGGAGCCAGCGATATTGGGCATTCCGAAGCTACCCGGTGAGTAGGACCACCCCCCGTAGCCACCCTGGGTGGAGGCCGCGGTCCAGGTCTGCCGATGGCACGACGTCAGGCCCTCGGGCATGTTGGTCAGCCCGCTGACCCCGGCTCGATTGCCCGCGCCACCGGTCCCGAAGTTGGCGAAGGTGTAGAGCGGCGTGAACGGACTGGAGGCACCCGGATTCATGCGCGGGTTGGGAATCCCGTTGCGCCGGGTGCCGCGCTGCCAGGTGTTGAGCTGCTGGCCGCCCAGATAGACACGCTCGACCAGCTTGTCGCTGCCGTTCGCGGCCCGGACCCACGCGCCGGGCAGGCCGTTCACCAGATTCGGCGGCCACGTCTCGCCCCACGAGTAGCTGTTGTGCGCCGGGCCGCACCAGTGCCAGCCGACCGTCGTGCCGTCGCCGTAGGGAATGGTGACCCCGCTGGGATTCTCGGCCAGCATCGCCCGGCGGTAGCGGGTATGCGGTCCGGGCGTGGGGATCAGAC